CAGTAAGGACTCCAGCAGCAGCCCCAGCAACAGTGATCGAACCAGATGTGACATAGTGCATGTCCCCAACTGCAATTACAGTATCAGTAAAGGTGACTGCGCTGCCAGTGGTTGGTGGCCAGGCGCCATCGTTTGCGACGGATGCCCCAGAGATCACGAAAGCCACCCCATCACCAGGCGCAGCGCCTGTAGTGCCCTTCCAGGCTACGGTGACCTTCACAGTGCCCTCGTTCCACGACCGGGGCATCATTGGCTTGATACGGGCAGTTTCGGATGCGATACCAGAGAACGCCTTAATCGTATGCTCGTCGGAGTCTCCCGTCTCTGGGCCTGTCGTACTATCGGGCTTCCACGCCGCAGCGTCTGCCATCATGTCGTACCATTGGCCCAGTAGTTTTACGGACAGATCTAGGTAGTCGCTGTCTACACGTGTACCCTGCCAAGTCCCTGTGGCAACCGTCCCGACAGTTACAAGACTGGAATCTCCGGGGTAACCTGTAGCGTTAGTCAAGACCACAGCAGATGGGGTACCCAGCGCGGGGGTGACAAGGGTAGGGGAGGTACCAAAGACCGCAGCGCCCGTACCTGTCTCATCTGAGATAACTCCTGCCAGGTCCGCTGATGTGCTGGCGGCTAGTCCTGCGACGGGTAGCCCTGTCGCGTTAGTCAAGACCACGGAGGATGGGGTACCCAGCGCGGGGGTAACAAGAGTAGGCGAAGTGCCAAATACAGCAGCACCAGTACCTGTTTCATCTGAGATAACTCCTGCCAGTTCGGCGGAAGTCGTCGATGAGAAATACCCTAGTGTGTCCTGACTATCTGCCACGATTGGGTTATAAGGTTGGACATCAAACCCGATTGCCAGTCCCAGGCTCGTGCGAAGTGTAGCGCCAGACTCCAAAGCGAACGCGCCTGCCCCAGTCGAAACCAAGACCTGATCTGCCGCTCCCGGCGCGCTTACCGCACCAATATCATCAAGGATATCCGCCTGGGCTTGTTTGGCATCCCAACCCGCTGCACCTGAGATATAGGCGTCAGCAATAGCAGTACCCTGCCAAGTTCCTGTCCCAATTGTACCTGTGGTTACAAGACTGGCATCGCCGGGGTAACCTGTAGCGTTAGTCAAAACCACGGAGGAAGGGGTACCAAGAGCAGGAGTTACCAATGCAATTTCGGCATCGCTGACTGAATTACCAGCAAGGGAAACAACACCAGCATTCGTCATAGTTGCGTCCCCACTCATTACCACAGGCGTTGCAACTGAGGAGGCGTTACCTACCCAGAAATTGGCAGAAGTGATGTTTGGTACATCATTTGATCTACCTGCTCCCATAACTTCTATTGACCCAGTTGTGGTGTTTACTTTTAAGCATTTACCGATATTCTGGATTAGATTTGTTCCAGTAGGTTTGGTTTTTGTAAACCCTCCACCATTTGCAACGTAAAGTGTGTCACCCGCTGAAAAAGTTGAAGTGTCGATGTTTACAACTGAGCCAAGAGAAACACAGTAACCCGTTGAATTGTTTGAAAGGTCTTCTTTTAGAACTCCAATCGCTGGCATTGTAATTGCGGAAGAGGCATCGGCAGCGGCTGCGAGTGGCACATCCTGACCGCCGGAAAAACCAGAAATGTAGACTGGTGTACCTGCCGAAATAGTAGAACCTGTTTCGTTCCGTATTTTAAATTGAGTTCTGTCTGCGCTTGGGACACTCTCAACGTTCACCCAGCTCCCTGTGTCGTACACAAGAATGTCATTCTCTGATGGATCAGAGATACTTACATCACTCAAATGATTTATCCCAGGGTTAGCAAATACCCCATCGTCTCTCAAATATTTAGTTCCGTCTGGAGTACCTGTACCTAGGTTAGCGATAGGCACAACGCCCGTAATATCGGTAGTTACGTCAACTAGCCCCCTTGTTAGCACCTGGCCAGATAGAGTTACATAGTCGGGTGTGCCTGCCAATGTTACATTTGTAGAGTTATCCGTGCCTGCTGGGTCAGCACCGATAGAGGCTAAAAGTGTTGATCCGCTTTCCAAAGAAAAGGTACCTGCTCCTGTCGATACTATGATTTGATCTGCTGCTGTTGCTGTACCCGTTGCTGTTATGTCATCTAGCACATTTGCTTGATCTTGCTTTCCATTCCATGTTGCAGCACTGGCAATATAAGGATCTGCAATAGCAGTACCCTGCCAAGTTCCTGTACCAATTGTACCTGTAGTAAGAAGACTCTCGTCCCCTGGGTATCCAGTAGCATTAGTCAGAATCGCAGCAGATGGTGTACCTAATGCCGGGGTAACCAGAGTAGGAGAAGTACTGAGTACAACAGCACCAGTTCCTGTCTCATCTGAGATAACCCCCGCTAATTGAAGAGATGTGGTCGTTGCAAATTGGGAAAGTGGGTTCGCGACAAGGGCATCACCTCCACCCGCTATTTCAGCAAGAACGCCATCATCTCTGATGAATTTGCTTCCGTTTGGGGTACCTGTCGCTAGGTTAGAGATAGGTACAACACCCGTAATATCAGTAGTTACATCAACTAGTCCCCTTGTTAGCACTTGGCCGGATAAAGTTACGTAGTCTGGTGTGCCTGCCAATGTTACATTTGTAGAGTTATCCGTGCCTGCTGGGTCTACGTTCAATGTAGTCTGGGCAGATGCTTGGTCGGCATCATCAACAAGGCTGGCCCCAAAAGATGAGATATCGTTGTTAGTAAAGACGTTTGTGACGTTAGTCAACAAAGTTTCAAACTCGGACTCGGTGTCTATATCCGTCGCTACAAGATAAGTAGTTGTCAGGTTTCCACTAGAATCCAACGCCCCCGCGTCCTCCCACCGAATTGTCCCGTCTGCCTCAATGTTTTCGCTTGCCGCCCCTAGATCAGCCGCTGTGATAGAGTCAACTACGAAATCAAATGTGCCATCTGCGTCTTGATATGTGACGGTAATTCCGGTCTCTGTGTTGCCTGTGAGGCCATTGCCAATAAAATCCTCAACCTGCTCTTCTGTCAACTGCGTGTCTGTGTCAGTATCTGTATCAATCATAAGCTTCAACGCATACAATGTGTTTCTTTTGGGTAGGTTGCTATCCGAGGCATCCATAAACACCAATGAGTCCAATGTATTAAGAGAAGTGAGCGGAAGCTCGGCAATGTCTAGGTCCAGGTTTATTTCTTTATCAGGGGACTCAGTGGCCTTTAGCCCAAGCCCCACATCGATAGTGACGATATCCGCTTCCCCTACCTGTAGCCCATCATCCTTGACTCTGTTAACCGTGCCAGACCCGCCTGCACCTCCGCCCGCACCATGGGTATCAATCATGCTGTGAATATCAGCAGGGCTTAACCGTCGGATTGCGGTCTCCGTACCAGCAGTACGTTCGGCTGTAGACACCTGCGCTACTTGGTTGTTGTAGGCCGTCTCGATCTCGCTGTCTGTCTGGTCAGAAGTCGCCCCGTTTTCCACGTTTAGGATTGTGCGCACCTGAGCCGCTGTCAGATCCTGTGGGTCTCCAGTGCCCGCTCCCGACTGCCTGCCCTTTAGGGTGGATTGTGCCATTTCTGCTAGTTTTGTGTTTCCGATGCTGTCTGCGGCTACGTTAAGGATAGACCCTACGATTTGAAGGGTGGAGCCTACAAAAAGCCAGTCCATGTTTCCTGCCGTGTCGTCCCAGTAGGTAATTCGGTCGCCATTGGGGTCTGTCATATCCTGAAAGCCAAGATGATCGAGTGAAAACACTGTACCCGCAAGAGTAAGTCCGGCCCCAGCAGTATACGTGGTATTTGTGTCAATTAGAGCCTGTACATTAACTAGGCTTGACTTCTTTACAGCCGCAGCACTATCATCGTAAATCAAGATAGTATCTACAAGGGTGGGGGTAGCCGAGCCATACTCATTTATATCTAGGTCCAGCGTAGCTTCTGGGTCAGCCCAGGTCCAATCCAGACCAGTACCTAAGTTTATTGTGGTGGCCTTGGTAGTGGTAAGCCCCCCATCCTCCTTGATAACTATCAGGCTATTTCCGCCAGTATCAATCAGGGTCCTAAGCTCGGATAGAGTAGCCCTTTTGATAAGACCACTGTCACTGGCATCTCCCAAAAGAAAAGTGTCAGTCAAGGTAGGCGTTGCGGCGCTTGCTTCTGAGATTGTCAAAGTTACATCTGCTTCAGACCCGGCAATGTTAATGTCCAGGACTGAGCCAAAGTCAATAGTACTAATATTAGTAGCCGTAACGCTGCCATCATCACTAATTGTAATGACGGCTCCAGTTCCCGTGGCAATTGGCACGTTACCCATTGTGGACCCGGCTGGAAGGTTTACTACCTGCCCAGGGGGTGGGTAGATATCGCCAGTCTGATTGTCAACTTTTAGTGGGACAGGACCGGCCAGAGCCGTAATGGCGAGAAGTAGAGAAAGAAGTAGGCAGCGCATTAAGCGATCCCTCCGTTTGCGTAGGTAATCCAATCAGTTCCATCAGTGTGCAGCGAAAGCTGTACATACTGTCCTGATAATGTAGGGGAGGAGACTCCGCTGGGAGCTAGGTCCGAGCGAAATACACCAGAGGGGGTGGCTAGGGTTACTGTATGCGCCCCAGGTACCCGCAGGATTAACTCTGTACGCTGCTGCTCGTTGGCGTTGTACGTCGTAGGGTCGGGTACTGTCAGGGTTAGAGTGTCTGTCAGGTTGACTACATGCTTACCGGCGAACTTGCTGACTACCCCAGTAACTGACACGGACTCCTTCTTAACGCCGTAAACGACCCAGCTTGTGCCGTCATAGGTGTACCTTTCGTCTTCTTCGTCGATCCAAAGGGACCAGCCCTCTAGCGGCGAAATGGTCTTCCATGCTGTTCCGATGTAGGTAGCAATGTAGTAAGGCTTTCCTACCCAATCCCCAGTAGGCGCTGGGCCAATTAGGTAGGTGTCTTCTTGGGTGGGGGAGCCGGGTGGCGTGTTAAGAATGTCTTTTGCGCCAGTGCGTAATAGGGCACTTACCCAAACGATCATCTCGTTGTATTGTATCTCATTTCCTGTCTGGCCCTCAAACATCAAGGGAAGACCTAGTGTAGTTGTGGACATTATATCCTCTTTATGCTGTAAGGGTGGATCGTTGCTGTTTTGAGGAAATCAAAGAATAATTAAGAGGCTCCGAGAACCCTCCGCCATCTGAACTTGCTATTCTTTGCTCTACAGAAACGTAAACAGTAGTCTGCGGAGAACCTAAGAGTGTTGTCTGAGCAGCAGAGGTAAAGGTATAGGATGTCCCAGATGTTATTTGGGTACCCGCTACTGTATCAAAGCTACTGTCTGTATAGAAAGTGAGTAGGTAAGAGGTCTCAGGCCCCTCTGGGTTGACAGGATCAAACCCATTGAATGTAGTCTGAGGAACCCTGCTGCGGAAGTTCCATCCTAGGTGCCAGTCTCCGGCAACATAGTTACCTTTCACCGCCGAAGGAGAAAAAGGACGGGTAGTGTTGCCCACAACGCGGATTACCTTTTCCTCCACGTCTTCCTCAACAGCCCCTACTGGGATGTATTTTACATAACGGAAAACCTCAAGATCAGTTGCCCCTAGTTGGAGAAAAGTAATCTGTGACTCGGTTAAGAGAATAAAATCCTCCCCGGCAGTATGACGCCCTACGTAATCTTGGGTATTGCGCCTTCCTCTTATGAGGGTACTTAGCCTATAGGAGGTCCCACCTAGGCTCTCCGCTCTAGCAAACCCAATAATCTCAAACCCGTAGTCCACCGAGTTAGGGTCAAAAACCCCAACCACCGCCATATTTGATCCCGCCAGAACCATTTGTTTACTTGAGTTATATAAAACCCCTTCGACTAGCGTGATATCTAGGGTAGAGGCTTCATCCCAAACATTAGGGGAGGGAGTAGTAGGGAGTACAGTGTCTGCTGTCCCCATAGTGCTTTTTACACTATTGGTGGTTTTTCTTTCTTCATATTGACCAGAGGGGTCGTTTGCGAAATTGTAAGTACCCCCCTTAAATGTTGTGGCTGTAGTCTGGGCATAGAATACACCCTTTATGTCAAATTCGCTGCCCACTAGCGGGGGTAGGTCCATCAGTTGGTAGGTGACAACAGGGGGGATATATGTCTCTTCTCTTCCTCCTCCAGAAGAGACGCTGCCCCCTGCTTCCGCCGGTGGGGAGGAGGAGAGGTAAACAGGGGGGCTTGATTCGCCAGGGGCAATAGAAAAGATTACACCTTTAACATCATGCTGGTAATTGAAGCCACGTTTTATTTGGGTAATCCTTACATGGTACCTAGTTCCTGCCCAGTCCAAGACCGCCACATCATTCTCTTGTAGTGTAACCCAGCGAGGCCCTAGGCTAAAAGAAACAGTTCTTCTCTCTGACCAAGTTTCCCACAACAAGCGAGAGGCTGCGCTTCTTGCATCCGAACCTGTCATAGTGATAGGTAGATTTAAGGATATAGAGTTTACCCCCTCGGCATTGACCCGTAACTCTCTCTGTGACCCGACGGTGTAATCCTCGTCCCTGTCAATATACTGTACATTGACATCCCTAGGAAGCTCTAAATCGGATACATCAGTGATAGAAATACCGGGCTTTTCTCCGCCTTGAGTGCCAATATCCTCTTCACCCAAATAAGCTATTTGCTCTTTGCCTTGAGGGAAGAATACTAGCTTGCCGGATTTAACTTGACTACGAAAGCCGTATGCGTGGGAAAGAGTAGTCAGCGTATTGCCAATAGGCTCCTTATCCAAAAGCAAAATGCCGTGACAGGGTGAGGTAATTTGGGAAACATCAACCTGTTCAGTGGACAGCCCGCTGCGCGCTGTCAACTCCGCTACTGCATCGCCTGTTGTGTACCCCCCGCTGAAGTTATTGGCAATTTGACCCATGCGGGGGAAGAAGGCCCCAGTGGAAGTCACCCCAAATCCCTCGTATACAAAGACAGCCCCAGGCCAGTTGGAGGAGGACACTGGTATGTATCCATAGAGACTGGCATACCTCTTTCCTATATCCTCCTCCCCCAGTATGGGCAGGGTACTGCCTATCATCCTATCCACTTGCATCATGTTTGGGCTAAAGGGCGTAGATGTGGGTACCAGTCGGTCAACATGCCAACTGGTCCCCACTAATTTGAAATAAACATCATAGTGAGTATTTTCCTCTTTTACCCACAGACCTGGTTCTCCCCAATTTCGACCCACCCACTGTGAGTCGTATAGAAGGAAAGTCCAGATAGGATCTGCTCCGATTAAAGCATCATCAAAAACAAGCACCTTGGTTCCAGGTGGGGCATCCTCTGGAGGGTCCATCGCTAGGCTATCTACTATAATATCCCCCTCTTGGTACCCCATTCGATGTCTGCTCCACCCCCCAGGAATAACATCAGGGTCGTAGATATAAGCTTGGTCTGTGCTTTCGTCCCATACCACGTCTCCACTACTAGGGTAATTAAACTCCCACCCAGTAGTAGCGGACAACTCAACTGAAAATGTGGGAAGCTGCCTGCCAAACTGATCCACAGAAAGTTTTTCTATTACAAAGTAGCAAATTCCTCTATATGCGGGGGTTGGGATGCCGTCCCCCGTTGGATTCTCCGCCGCTTCCATTAGGGAGTTTTGGGTTTGGCCGGGAGTACCTAAGTAAAGGCTTATGCTTTGATAGTGGGCAAAACCTACTTGAGGTTCGGCAACATCATAGATTACTTTTCCATTTGCTCTTATTTTAGAGATGTTCTCGACAGGCCCTTCGCACACGGCGATTGCAACATCTATGTAGTAGCTAAATTCAACAATACGCGCACGATTCTTTGACGCAGTTTGGGTAGTACTCTTATTTTCTATAAGAGGTCCCTTCCACAAAAGCTGTGTACGGTCTACTCTAGCCTCTGGTCCGTAAATACGTGGTATAGGGCTACCTTCCTCGGAGCCTGTAATATCCATCGAAGATAACCTAGGACCGAATTCCGTAGGAGGGCCAGGTCTCAACGAACTGGTGATAGCGGCTCCGGCAACTGTACCTATTGCGCCTGCTATTGAAACCCCTGTTGCCCCTAGCCCCATGCTGGTGGCAAGAGACTGAGCGCCAATTGCTAATACAATCTCAGCCATTATTTTCCTCGATATACATATACATTCTGTATTCTTTTTTCCCATTTATCAGTCCATGACTGAAACATGGTGCCATAGGAGGGAGAGGAGTGTACAAAACCATCTCTTACGATAATACCTAAATGCCTAACAATACCCGGTTTATCTATCCAAAAAGTCACAACTCCACCTATAGGGAGACCATCTGCTTTTTCTAGGTGATCTTCCAGAACATCAACAATGTAAGATCCTCTCACAGATTTCGGGTAGTTATCAGGAATGCTAGGGGATAATCCAGTTGACTTTTTAAGTACATAAGCTACCAGACCCGCACAATCTAGCCCTTCCTTTAAATCTCTTCCTTGGTGCTTAAAAGGAGTGCCCCTAAGAGATAATGCTGTATACTCTATTCTATTCATCATCAGATAGACCAGGTACTTCGATAAGGGCGTCACGATTAGGGATAAAAGGAAAGCCCCCAAAGTTTTCTGCGTTGTTGAACTTTTCGTGGCAAGTAACCCGAAGACGATCACAGCCTTGGAAGGCAGACAAAGTATCACCCTCCTGGATATTACGCGGAGCGGGGTCAGACAAAGAAACAACCCCGGTTTCGGTATCTATCAAGAGTATTTCTTGAGATGTAGAAAGGTTGCTGCCAGATTCCCAGATCAACTTGCCATAAATGAACTCCTCTCCTAGCCGAGGATAAGGGGTAAACTGAGTGCGGGCATTTGAGATGCTCTCTACAGATACTCCCGGTGTAGAATAAGATAATATATTTACTTTGCACATTTCATTACCCAAAGCATGACGACAGTTTCTACCATAGACCTCCCCAACAGAAGGGCTGAGAAATCTAGCAAGGCCACCAACCTCTGCTTTCCATTGATGGTCAGTCATCTCTACTTTATTTATCCAATAATCAGTAGACTCTATTGCACCGGCGTTGGGAAATTTCCAGTCTACTAGATGCTCAATGATATGAGCATCCCTGTAAGCCCCAGAGATTAGGTCTTCATGGGTTATACGATCGCTAGACAAGACACCTACCATTTCACGTTTGGATTCTTGGTAGCCATCTTTACGCTCTAGGGCCGCTTGGTTAATTGTACCCCTAGGGTAATAAACCTCATCATAAAGAACAATTCTTTCATCGTGATTTGTAAGGCGTATGACTATACCGTCTTTTCGGCTTAGGTGCCAGCAGGATACAAAACGCAAAACCTGTGCCCCAGGAAATGGGGATAACTGAGAGGGTATATCTAACACTAGACGCTCCTTCCTATAAAAAGACCATTACCTAATATAGTAGAGATCCCTCCTTCTTCCTTTACTGCCCACCCGGCTAGGGAAGGTTCTTGAATTATCCATCCTGTAACGCCCTCTGGCAGCGGGGGCGTTCCCTCTGGGTAGTTGCCATTTCTGCCATACTCGCCCCCAGAGCCGCCAATTATGTTTCCGTCATCGTCTTTCTCTCCATTGGCAGGAGTAGAGAGGTAAGGTAGAATCTCACCCCCATTTATACTAGAGGGGGAGGAGGGTGTACTGTTGGGCAATCCTGCCCCAGAACCGCCTGTATAAGAATAACCAGGGAACCCTGATAATCTATCCTCTGTAAGGGAAGCCCCGGCTCCTCCTCCCCCAATTATCTTACCTTTGTTATTAACCGTGATGTCATGTTGGGCTACAATAGCATCTCCCCCATTCGGATGAGGACCTTCTCTTACCGCAGAGGCACCGTGGCCAATGATACGGCATCCAATATCGACATTGATAGAGATGCTTGTCATTGGGTGATGAGCAGATCCAGTAGATAGGACTGGAGTATGACTTAATTGAGGTGCCCTAAGCTCTCTGAATGCTCTGCCATACAAAGGAGGACCAAGGGATAAATATTGATCAGGATCGTAAAATAGAACTCTGACATCACTGGGGTTGGCGAATAGGCATCCGTTCTGGACATGGACTATAACTTGCGAGGGAGTAGTAGAGGAATAGCCGTAGTATGGGAGCAGTTCACCTAGATCAACAGGGGTGGCCGATGGGTCCAATGGCTCCTTTGAAGAATCTATATAGGTCTCTGGGAGAGCTAGGTATAGCTCCCATATATTATCCACTAAGTTCCGGCAAAGCCCCTGTGCCACCCCCACAGCCAGCCAAGTTACATTCTCCGCCTTAGACACTAAAAGCCCCGGCTGGCCCCCTCTAGCCCCTCCTATTGACTGCCCTGGGCATCCCCATGCACCCCCGTGAGCGCAATGGATATAGGCATTATCATTATATATGTCATTTTTTATATAAGCCCAGCCGATGTAATCTATCGTCCCTTTTGGTGTAAAGCCATGTTTTGTTAAAAAAGTACTCCCGCTACCTGGGTAATTTTCTCCTATAAATGGTTCCCCCCTAGAGTATCCTTGGCCAGAGCAAGCTATGCCTGTGTCACCAACAGGCACTGAACCACCACCGCCGCCAGCTAGTATCCAGCCCCTATTGTCGATAGTCATCGGGAGATCTGCCAGTATGGCGCTAGATCCTTGCCCTTGGTACCCCACTGGGTCACCCTCGGTGCCACTACCGCCCCCTCCTAGGATATACCCATAATTGGTCAACAATATAGTGGGGGTCTGGTGGACAAAGATTTCTACCTCGATTCCATTAACAAGGTAGCTTCCCGGCTCTCCTACCCTAAAAGCAAAGCTTTTAGGGTCATCTTTTCCTGTATAGGGTGTCCCATCGAATGTGCTTTCGGCATAAGAAAAGCTGAAAGCCATCAAAACTTTATTAGCGGGATGAATTACTTTAATATTCCACTTAACATGAGAGTTTTCTGGCCATACGACAGGGCTGTCGATGGAGATTAGATACTCTATTAAATTAAAAGAGAAACTTTGTTGCCATGTTGGGTTAATCTCAACTACTAGGGATCTTTCCTGTACTAATCCCGTGAGAGTAGTAGTAGAACTATCCGCAGGGCTTCGTAGAACCCAGCCGGTTTTGGTTGAAAAAGCAATTACTCCGCCAGATGAGTTACCTACTACGGTCTCCCCTTCAAGGATGTCAATGTCTCCGCCCGTGATATAGAAAAAACCCCCAGCAGGGGCAGCTACAGGTAAAATTAACCGCCCGTCTCCGTTGGAGGATACCCCTATTAGAGAAAGTACTCTTGTTCGTGGGTCCATTTTAATGTCGGAGCCAGTGAACTGAACTTCCAGGCTACCGCCGTAGATGGACCTAGACCGCATACCACTGATGCCCCGTTGGAGTAATCAGAAGGAAAAACATGTAACTCTCACCCGCAGAAATAGTAACCACAGTGGAGGTTGATGCGTCATTTACTGTAATGACGTTTAGAGGCCCTCCGTGGCAAATAACGAAGAAAGGGCCACCTGAGTGGGGGGAGTTAGAGTCTGGCGCTGGCAGAGTCACCATAGCGTCCCCTTCATATGGGTCTAGCACCTGTAGCATAGGGCTGGACCAGCCTAGGTGCTGTTCGGCATCTATATCTCCCTCAAAACTACCCCCATAGTAGACCTCATCGCTCGGAGAGTCTTGGGACATTACCTCTACCAGCTCCAAGTTATTAATAGAGATAGACCCATGACTTTCCCAGCGAAGATGAAGAAGCTTGTCTGCGCTCTCTGAAAAACGACATTCTACATCAAACTCCCCACCCCAAGTAATCTCACCGGAGGTGGGAGCGGAAGAAAAGCTTAAAAGCCCTGTGTTGTAATCAATGCTCCAAGTATTCTGAGGTTGGGTTACCCCCGAAACTGCAACACTCACAGTACCTTCAACAGGCTTTGAGATAGTACGCACCCGCGTCGTATCGCCGCTTGTGTATCTCTTTGCTAGTTGGAACTGGGAAGTAACCCCGTCTGCTACCCCAACTACTTGGTCCGTGGGACTTATCGTTGCTCCCCCTTGACCTTCACTAAAACCCGTGGCAGGGGTACGGTAGTCCATCCAGTCCTTAAAGCGAAAGCTGTGAGCGGCCCCTTGGCGGGCAATGTAAAACTCCCGTAGCTGCTGACCCAGAAGCCATGTCAGTTTCATCTGCACGGTGTATTTATGGCGGACTTGATTCCAGCGGCTAATCCGCTGCTCAAACCCGGCATCCGTGGTACTAACTTGGGTCTGAAAGTAGGGTCCGCCGACTGAGCCATACTCCAACTCCTCCGGCATTCTCACGTCATGGAAACCCATTATCTTCCTCCTGTTCCTGCTGCGGTGGCTGTGAGCTGGGGTATAGAGGTTCGAAAACTTGCCGCGTCTGGAGTTTGAATTTGAAAGACGTTGGTTACACCCCCTGAGTCTCCACCGGCGGCTGCTGCGGGGTTGGGTGCAGATAGACCAATCATCCCCAATGCCCCCCGAACGCCCTGTGCCAACAAGGGTGTAATATTCTCCTTGATGGCGAGCCTGGTCATATCGGAAAGGATAGAGGAAACCAAACTCTTAAAGTCTAACTTACCTGTCTCTACGAACTTGGCCAATGCGTCCTCAACCCCTTGGAAGGCGTTTGTTAATACACTCTCCATGTTTCCTGCGGAGTCTGCGGCCTGAAGCTCCAACTGAATCAATGCCCGCTCTGCGCCTGCCATCATGGTCTGGGACTCGGAAAGTGCGCTTAGGCGATTCTCTTGTGTGACAAGGGTATGCTGCCTAGGGGTGATGTCTTCGCGGTCCAACAGCAGGTCTGCGGCCCTTTGTCTAATAACATCCTCTGAGCGAGTAAACCGTTCTTTGATAGGTGCCGCAATCTTGGCCAGTTCATTACGAGCCAATAGCTTTCGTATCTGTTCGTTGGTGCCGTTTACGCCCTCGGTAAGTATATGGTTGTACCTGCTGATGATCTCTAAATGCTTTTGCTCCATGCTTAACTGTGACTGGGAGAACTTCAGGATCGCCTCCCCCTCAATGGCTAATTCTTTTATCAAGGCATCGACCTTATACTGCCCAGGCTTGCCCGCTTTGCCAGAATTGCCTCCCGCAGGGAAGGCGCTTGTTCCTAGAAGTTCAAACTCCTCGTCTGGGTTGATATTAAGCCTTTTCATAAGATGCCGCTGGGACTGCTCCCGGTTCCGTGCGTGCTGGAGGGAGTCAGTTACAACATTAGCAGTAAACCCCAAGATAGCTTCTTCAGCGCCAGCAAAGGCTGTCTGGATCTTAACTAGCGACTCCCCAACGATATCACGAGGAGGAGAAACGGGAGTCGCAGGCAGTAGCGGAAGCCCAGGGGCTGTTTGCTTTACCCTTGGCGGCACCCCTCTTAACGCAATATCGTTGGTTTCAAATAAATCTGGGTCCTCCTTCTCGAACATACTACCCAAGAAATTACCTATCCCTCTTCCTAAATGGAAGAGTTTCATCTCGCCTTCGCGGCGTTCGGGCAAAGAATCCCCCAATGCTAACTTAAACATCTTGTCCGCTCCTGATTGCCAAGCAGGTTTTTTCCTTGGGGCAGGGCTTTGCATTGGTTCTGGACCTACAGTGTCCAAGCCCGTCTTTACCCTGATGTGGGATACTAAACCTTGGGAGGATTGGAGAAGATCTTGTATCTTCTTATAAATACGTTCGATGATCTCAGTCATCTTGTTAAATAACTGCTTTCCTATAATGAAAAGGTTCTCCACTAGGACCATACCCGCTAACACATTAACTTTTATGAAGGCAATTGCCCCTTTTACGGCTCCTGAGAGGACTCGGTGGATGTTATGTAATCCTGGGCCGTCTTCCTGAAGGTTTAAAAGGCTCTGCATCTTCTCCGAACTCTTCGCCATTACCTGTTTTAAGGTATCTATGCTGTTGTGAAGAAAAGAGTTCATTATGTCCACAGCGAACACATTGGTTTTCTCTACCACGCCCAGCTTAATTTTATCCATATTCGACATAAGCCCAACTAGGCCCGCTAAGGTGGCAGTAAAGGGGGTTAAAAGTACACCCATAGCGGACCCTAGGGTGGCTATTGCCCCCAAAAGCCCCGCCGCCCCAAGAATGCGAACTATTCCCTTTGCGTTTTCGCTGATTAACTCCAGAACCCTGCTCAGACCAGAATCTACCCCCATTACATCCATGTACTCCCCAATAGAAATAAGGAACTCATTGCGGAGAACAGTAATGCTCTGCCGCATGGTCTTTTGGGTCTCCTCAAACTCCTTAATCGCATCGTCACCAGCTTTGCTTATAAGCGCCCCAAAGACACGCTCAGGGTTGAAAAAGCCCGTCATGGCTATTTCCTTGGCGTCACCACGGGCGAGATTTAGATTCTCCACTGCATTGACGTGCTGGAGGATGACATCAATAACCTTCGGTGTCTGCTCCATAATGGAGCGCATCTCGTCGCCCGCAAGACGGGCAGACGCCAGCCCTTGAGTAAACTGGATAATAGAGGCACTCGCCTCATCTGCACTAGCCCCCGACACCTGCATAGCAGCATTCAGGGCTTGGGTGGCCTTGATTACGTCTGCTTGGCTGAAACTTAGTCCCTTTACAGCCAGCCCCATCCGGTTGAAAACCTCTGCATTAGTCCGTACATCAGTTCGCGTGCTTCTTGAAATACGCATTAGGTGGTTTTGAACGGAGTTCAGCTCTTTAACGCTACCAGTCGTCAGGCGAATACGGTTGCGCAGTTGCTTGTAGTCATCCCCCAGCTTTATCAAAGAAGCACCGGCAGAAAGGCCACCGAGTGCTGCCATAGCAGCACCCAGTGATTTTATTCTTTTACCGGCGCGCATAGCGGAATTTCCGGTCCCCTCTAGGGCACGTTTAGACTTTCCCAGACCTCTAGTCTGGAACTCCATCACATGAGTATCTCTTGTACTAGCCACTGCTTCTCACCCTAAAAGAATTAGCTTTTACCGGCTTTCCTAACAAAGACCTGCTATAGTGAACCCTTCTAACCTTGTCTAGAGCCTTCTCAATAAAGTGGCGATTCTGAGGGCTTTTCCCTGGGCTGTCGTTTAGGCTGTTGAGGTAGGGCTGGGTATTTAGAATATAAACCGTATGGTGGGCCTTAACCCGCTTGAGCCGTCTATAGCCTGCTCGGATTGATCCCATAGCATTGGAACCCTCATCCATCCCCAAGTTTTTCCCAGGAAAGAAAGGACGCTTTCTAGGCGTGATATCGGGTATACGGTTTATCCCTACCTTCCAACTAGAGCGGGCAAGACCCGTGTCAGCAGGGGTACCCATAGCAACAGAATGTAAACCAGTTGTCGCTGCTGTCTTTAGCCTCTCATCCGCATTCATTTGCATCCACTTAGCGCGGCGTTTAAGATTCAGCACAAGTGACTTAAAGGTTTTGTGGTTAGTCACTTTTGACATGATGATTCAGAAACTCCTCGTCCATCGCGGATACATAGAAAAAAAGGTCTTCGCGTACACTACCTACAAGCTCATGCTCATCCGCCCATGCTTTTACTGCCGTCCAAGGGATTGGGCCGATAGAGAATCCGATGGAGCGTGTGCTGGTAAGTTCGTGGAAAGCAGCCCAGAAAAGTATACAACATTCCGCAGGCTGGGGAGCGTTCTCAATTCGAGCGGGAAGAGGCATCCCTTGATGGATGCACATCTCCAGCGCCTTTTGTTCAAACTTGCCCTCCGTCAACGCATAACGGAGGGCCTCCCTTAGTTTTTTGCTTTCTCCTCCCTAACTTCAGCAAGAAATGACTCATGGTTAGAAGCTTGGCTGATCACCAAATCCGCGAACTCCGGCAACTCGTTGAACACATCAATAATAAATTCGCTAGTTGCTGGGAGAAGGTCTCCTGTCTTAGAAGCCTTTTTGCCCGCGTCCAATGGGTCAATACCCTCTACCCATTGGCCCTTAACCATAGTCTCCCATCCGCAAACTACCGTCTTGCCGAATACCTCATACGCCAGTTTGTCTGCTTTTGAGCCTCGGATTGCACCAATACTCAAGGCACGTTGGTGCTTGGCCATTTCAGCTAGAAATGCTTTGTTAGACTTTCCCGCTCGCCGAACACGGACTCTTACTTCGTCAAATTCCAGCCAGATGCCATCATTTTCGAGTTTATTGTCCGTCTTAAATTGGTCGCGAAGTGCCATATACTTAGCCTGCTGCTGTTGGTAGGTAATCGAAGAAATTGAACATGATCGTGTGATCCAAGGTACTAGAGATAGCGTTCCCAGATACCGCAGTAATGGTCAGAGGCAAAGTTACAGCCTCGTTAGCCGAGATTTGCGGGTTGTCGGAGCCTAGTGTCACCAAAGGTAGATCAATCGCTACCCCCTTGTTTTCTTGGACCAAAATCGTATCAAGGGTCATGTCGTCGTTATTTGCAATACGACTCATAACCACAATGTCGGCAAAGAATGCGGTCAACGAGGCATCAACTGTAAGCTCCCCGGCGTTTGTATCAAACCCACCAAGCGTGCCAATGGCCTTCAGGGGGCTGACGTTGTTATTGATGGAGAACTCTAGGTCCGCAGCGTAAGTGAACTCATCCGTGTTGTTGGGGTTTTGACCACTCGCTAGACGCAAGGATGTTCGCTTGACATGGTTAGAAGCGTTGTAAGCATCCCCGCTTTCCAATGTAGGGCGGGTACCACTCTTTTTGCCGGTGGCCGCATCTAGAGTCTCGTACCCAAGGCCGATGTACTCAAGATCAACCATGACCTTGTCAGCAGTGCTAAGGTCAATCTTGGCGATGGAAGGTGCCGCGCCCGTAACATATTCATACTGGACCTGGCCGGGGGACGCGCTATTGGGCGCTCCTAGGCTACGCTCAAACTGATAGGAGCGGCGCTTGATTGCAGAACCTGTGCGATTACGCAGACGCCGACCGATGAATAGGCTAATTAGCTTAGTTGCGCCGTTGTCAGTCACCCAAGTATCCGATGTCTTGTCCACCGTGATTACGTTTGATGTGACCGAGCGGACCCGCGCAAATCCGTTGTTTGCGGCAGTAGCAAACTTAGTACTTAGCTCGTCGCCGCCAACATAAATCCACTCACCAGGTACAAGACCCAGAGTGGTAAAGTCAAAGGAAAGGCTAGTCAACTGGGGGAAGCCACCCGTCGCAGATACCTCAATGGCCCCAGACCCGCCCTGTGCCCCTACCTTTACTAGGGTAATCTCCGAAGTGGCCAACTCGTCCACGGTATTGACTGATCCGTCAGTCCCATCCGCAGCGATAAGGCTCAATGTGGTTGCGGTGGCCCCACTATCAACCTTAAACAGGCCGTTGTTTGCTTCCGAAAAAGACCCAGATACTAAGACTAGGTCACCTTGCGAGAAGTCATCAGATAAGGAGGGCGTGTCGCCGGAGGCTGTCACCACATCCGTGCTAGAGTCAATAGCGTGCTGACGTTGCGTGCTGCCAAGTACATTCTCGCTGACGCCTTTATTCTCGATGTCTGCGAAGACATAGCCCTGAAGCAGGTCACGTACTACAGGGTCCGTGGTAAGATCCACTTGAAGGGAAGCCTGCGAGTCAAGGTCAGTAACTGCCCCCTTACGACGCTGCCTGCTGCTATTGATAGGGCTTCGTGCAACTTGGCTATAACTAGCGCCCATGTCTTCCGTGTTGGGTTCCAGCTCCCGCCAAACAGGATTTAATGGCAAAACTTTAGGCGACAACTCTTCCGCGACAGTCAACCCTGTCTGGTTACTCAGGATATGAGATTCTGTTACTGACATTATAAAGTACTCCTATTTTTAGATCAGGGTAGTCTAATATAGACTAATCATTCGGTGTGTATTGAACAGCAGGCACCCTAACTACAGGTACTGCACCCTTTTTGTACGTAACTACTCAATAAGTTACTATAAAAATTATGTTTTAGGGGGGTGTACCCAAAGGACCGGGGCTGCTATAGATTTCGTAAATCTGTTCTTGTGTAAGTGCGGTTCGGGAAAAATAACCCACGTCATCAAGAGACCCGTTCTTGTAGTAGTACCCAGGGACGCCGCCAAAGTTCAACGTGTCATTTGCCACAGGAGCAGGAGACGCAACTGCTGTGTGTCTCAACACCCCATCTAGATAAAAAGATTTCCTTGCGCCGTCATAGGTGATAGCAACGTGACGCCAAGTTTCATCAAGCAAATCACTAGTTACCTCACTATGCAAAGGAAAAGAGCTGTCGTGGTAACAAACATCCCCTGAGTAAAAATCTTTGCTGGTATTGAAGATATAATGCGGGACAGGGTCTGAAAGATTATTGATGTCACCCCTCCAGATTACCTTGGCGTCAAGCTCACCAATGAATCTCACACCCGTGGCGTTTATCCAGAAAACCACACTGTATGCGTTAGGGTCAATGGTTGGCACAGGCACTGATAGAACTGCCTCATGGTCAAATACAAAAGCCCCGTCATGTTTGCCTGTCCCTACGTAGGTTTCGCCATACCAACTGTATTGCTCTAGGTTTTCGTCAACGTCATCAAATGGCAGGAATACACTGTACTGGTCATTGGGGTAACTATTAACAGGAGGGACTTCCGCTGGCTGATCAACATGATAATAATCACAGAAAGAAAGAAAACTTACGCGGTTAAAGTTCCCATCTGGGTCCAGCTCCTTAATAAAGGAGTTACGAAACCATACGCCATTTGTACTAGAGTTACGGAAAGCCTTTATGATCTTTTCGCCAATGGAATATACATCGTCGTTTCCTTCTTCCCTGTCGAGATAGATTACCGCCTCAAACAGAGCAGTAGTTTTGTACTTAATCTTACCAGAGTTACCACCAGGAAGCGTACTCTGCTCAGAGTCTGTGTGGGTAAGGAATACCTCAGCGGAAGCCCCACCAGTTACAGGGAAATTATCCTTCCGCAGGTTAGGATACCTCACGTTCTGGCTGGGCAAGAGGGCCTCTTCTACCCATGCCTTGCGGAAGACGCTAAATACTAAGTTTCGCGCTGCCGAGGCAATCATTCGGACACCACAACTGCATATAAAAGAGGTGTATCCCCAGGACTAAGCGGCATAATAGCAACTACTCCATAAGTCTTGCCATTGTCCACTATTTCTGTGGTCTTAACAATGTCATATCCGTCAGAAGGGACTACGCATAAAAGGACACTCTTCGCCGAAACAAATCCACCAGACTCGACCAACTCCTTGACTAACTTGTCAGAGTTTGGGTCGGACTCCAGTACCTTTAAGACCGTGGAAGCTGCCTCCGTGCGCGAATTATTGCCCAACCACTCTTGGCCGCTTTCCGTAGTGGTCGAATAATAGCGAAACGTAGCGTCACGACCAAACCTAGTGATAAGACGAGTGCTCGCATCCGCAACTTTTGTGTAATCATAACCCACGGACCAGCCCCGATGGGCGCAGGAGGCCCTCAAGCAGGTTGTCAACCTCTGGGTAGTCGCGAACTTTTGATTCTGTCTTGTCGGAGTACTTGACCTCGATTGGCCCCACAATCTCCTCTATTACTTTACCAAAGGTACTATGAGCTGGGTCCGGCCACAGCGTATCCGCATTGCTGCGGAGAGCATACTCATAAGTAGCATTCACCAAAGCAGTAGGCACTGAACTCAGCATGACGCCTAGTTTGTCGTAGGCATACTGACGAGGAAACCCAAGAGCTTGGCTTGAAGTCAAAGGTAATCCCTTCATCCGCGTACCAAAACGCCGATCGATATACTGGGTGGCCTTGATCAGGAGATGCTGGACAATTTCGTCCGTTGGGGTAGACTCATCTACCCCCGCAGCACCTCTGTCTTGGTGGTATGCCCTGAACCCGGCAACTGTCCCATAGCTGTTGCTATTGGATAGGCCGGTGCCGTCCTCCAGAAGGAAAGACATAGTGGATTACTCCGCACCCTTTTGGGACACTACTGGAGTAAAACCACGAAGGGATTCCCGAAAAATATGGCGATACAAGGCACGATTTGCGTTCTTTTCGCGAGAAATCTTCTCGTGACTAAGACGAAGATCTCGTGGGGAGATCTTTGAGAGATCTGCAAGTTCTTCCTGCAAAGGGGAAAGGGCATTCTTGATCCCAGAACAGATAGTTTCTGCTTCCTCTTGCTTGGCTCGCTGAACGCCTAGGTCCTTGAGAAGACTAGCGATCTGTTCACGTAGTACCTGAGAACGAGGCACCACCTTGTCTGGTGTAGTTACTTCACTTTCTGGTCGCTTACGAGGCATTGTGGTATCTCTCCTGTATTAGAAAAACAAAAGGCCCCTCCCCCTAGGAAGAGGGGCCTAAGTGACCGCCTTGACTTACGCTTCGGTAGAGATCAGACGAGCCACTGGTACCTGCGCCCGCTCTGGGAAAACCCGCAACCAACTGTCCTCATGGGCCAGTTGGTTAACGCTTGCCGCGTTGCTAGGGCCACCCGCAGAGGTATTAGCGTGGGTAACATTCCAACTGTAACCTGGGAGATGCATCGAGTACACCACACGCTGGAACAGCTTAGTCTGTCCGCCGCCGTTGCCCGCGTCTGGGATTCGGCTGATCTCTTGAGGAACCTTCGCACTACCAAAGCCGACCTGAATCGAACCTGCGGGGAGAATCCAGGATTCGTAGTCTACTCGGCCTACGTTACCCAAGAGTTCCCCAGTAGGCATCGAAGCCTCCTGTACAACCCGAAGGTTGCCAAAAAATGGGATCGGCTGTAGCTGATCCGAAGGCTTGATGAAGTCGATCAGGTTGTCCTTGCGCATACTGGTGTAGATGTTTGGATGGACAAGAAGGATTCCGCCCTCCAAATCCTGATAAACCCCAAGCGTGCCAAGCGTGTCAGCAAGTGTGTTGTGGTTTAAATCAGTAACGCCATCGGTGTAAGTAGCACCACCAGACACAAAGGTCAGGTCACCAGAGCCTGCTGTTCCATCCCCCCCACCTGGGGAAGCCGACTTGTCATTTGCCGCGAAGACACCTTTAAGGAGCGCCTTCAATGCAGCATGACGGCGACCACGCCAGTAGCCGGAGGTCAAAGTAGCAATCGCACCGAGAGGATCGCCAGTGATCAGCTCGTTGGCGAGGTCCATTTCTGACCAGTTCTGGTTACGGCGCTGAAATACTGCCGTGTCGTCAGCCGCTTCAATCTTCTTTGAAAAAGCAAGGTTGGCAGGATTGTCATCCGAAACGTTGTCGGCATCGTCAGCAAGATCCTTGAAGAAAGGCATAGATGTCATCTTGCCTCCCTCTGCAATCTTACTAGAAAGAATAGTGTTCTCAACCACTGCGCCCGATGTTACGAGAGCGTCAGTGACCATTGACTCCTTAACGACGTAGTCGGTAAAACCGTCGTATACTTGGAGATCTTGAAGGCGTACTGCTGTATCAGCCATAATTAAAAGTCCTCATTTAATGAAAATTGTTGGGAAGTGCTTCATACACTTAATCTTACCTGACTTCCCCCATGAGGATGCCTCGGCGTCACGCCTTGTCCTTAATTTAGGTCGGGACGACGGTTATGCGTGATGTTGGACCATACTTTTTATGATAAGTAATCGCATGTGCGCATCTCCAACTAGTGTACCCTCGGCGAGATGCATAGGAGTCCCTAGCAGAAAGAGTAGGATGCCTCTCTACAATCGCCCCCGGTACCTCAATTATTGACTGGTGGTGAAGATGGCCTGTATGAACCCAACAGAGTTGAGAATTACCCCACATCTTGCGAAATTGTGGATCTGCCGAGAATACTGTAGCCACCTCCTTGTCCCGCACCTTGTGGCCGTGATGAAAACCAAGAAGATGTTCGCCGTGAACCATTGCATAATAAGGAAGGCCGTTTTTGATGAACTGCACACGAGGATTGTCTTGGAATATAAAAGGAAGACACACCTGTAGCCAGTTAGCAGACCTCTCATCGTGGTTACCCTCTGCCACCAAAACCTTTACCTCTTGGTGGGTACCCAAAAGCTTGGTGATAGAACAAAGAATGCTCTCCAAAGCTGTTTCTATCAGCTCCCCAAACCTACAACTTCCGTCTAGGTTGTGCCGATGACCATTGGTCTCTTGAACTAAACCATCCCAATGCATAAAGTCACCAAGCAAACAAAGAACACCCGTTTTACTAGCTGGGCTACCATCCGCCATCCGATGCAAGCAGTCAAGAGCCGCCTTCTTTGAAAGATTAAGGTCCCACGGCACTGAAGACTCTTTTTCCCACGCATAAAGACCCAAATGGAGGTCGGATAATACATACAAAGTAAGTAAATCATCCTCGGATAAAACAGGATTGGCCACTTCCGCGAAGACAGGCAGGCCCGACTCCGCTATACCGTTCAGCGCATTTAACTGCGCTTGAAATAGCATCTCCTGATCGGGACGGGTATGTACCCACCGCTGCTGAACCTCCCCCCCTTTTTCATGGGTGCAGATCTTAGACGCAAAGTACCCAGTAGGTACCGCTACCTCCTCTTTGCCCTTACGTGCCAGATGAAGCCTATTGGAAAGCTCACGAGAAAGCCTAGTGAACCTATGGTTACCTATACGGTACTTTGCCAGTATCTTTCTACGAGATAACCCCTTTGAAAGATCCTCAATAATGGCTTCATCTTTTGCTGCATTTTCCTCGTTCATAAGGACAATCCTAATGAGTGGCTATAAATCAAGGCACAAAACCCTGCCCTAAAAAAGTGGTGGTGGGGGCTTGATTCGAACAAGCGACCTCTGGGTCATGAACCCAGCGAGCTACCAGACTGCTCCACCCCACTACCGATTAGGCCACTGGGAGACCCTTGGCCTCCTTTCCGGCTTGCTGAAAGTACTGCTTGGCTAGATCTCTGTCGCTAGACAACAATTGGCTCTGCTCAGTCAGATTTCCAGTCAACCAGGGATTAGAAGCTCCGCCGGAATTACCCTTACCGCCGCGTGCGTTAGCTGATACTGACTCAGGCCAAAGAAAAGGGTTGGCTTTCTGAAAATCCTTGACCCAAACATCTGGAGACAACCCAGCCAGTCCTGCACGGTCGTTAGTACGTACACTCCCATCCTCGGACAACTCATGCAAACCCATTGCAGACTGAAGCGCCATATTAAGCGCATTAGGGTCCTTGATGCCCGATGACATAAGAACCTCTCGAAGGCGATCAGACTTGGTACGATCAACCTCGTCCTGCCGAAACTTTTCTACTTTGCCAACGGCTTCCTCGTATTTTGCCGTGATGTCCTCAAGCTGGCGCTGAAGAGGAGCGGTCGCCATCTTCGCAGAAGCCTCCAGACGCTCCTTGATAGCCTCTTCGTCATTACCTTTAGCCGCCGCTTCCAAAGACGGAATACGATCCAAAGCCGACTGCACATCCTCCAATTCACCCAAAGAAGTCCACGGCTTCAACTGATCGCGAATAGCCTTGGTGTCATTCCGGCTGGCACTCAAAGAGTTAAGTATCCGGTCCCGCTCAGAAACCGAGACTAGACCCTCAATAGGTTCAATTACCCACTTACCCTCACTCTCAGAGTAAAGAGGCTTGTAAGAAGCAGGAATATCACTTTCCTGCTCGTAGGTTGCGTTGAGAGGCATCATGCCCTCCGCTTATTGTTGTGCGTTTTCCTCATTCAAAACACGAGGAACTAGTTTTTCCCGTTCCTCCTCCCATGTCATCGCCGTAAGCTCACGCTTTTTGGCAATTGCATGTAAGGACTCTGGGCTAAGAGGGAAGCCGTCGGAGACAGCCTGCTGTAGACTTAGGATCTCCTGCCCAACTTTCCCATCCATTGTGAAATCAGTGTTGGGGGTAACCTTGACCAAATCTGGGTCAGCACCTACCCACAATGCCGTCTGTTTTAAGGCGTTCTCAAGCCCCTGGGCACCAATCTTGGCTATCTGCCCCAGACTCGCAGTCTTGGCCGCTACGCGTACATTCAGGGCCTCACCTGACTCGCGCTCGTGGCTCGCATTGTCTAACAAAGTCCCAACTCGGTTTGCGGCATTTAAACGGTCGCTCTCTAGCGCCGCCCGCTGCTCAGAAAGACCGTCGCCAGTAACTCCAACGTACTTAGCATCACCTTCGTCGCTGATGTGGATATAAGAAGCAGATCCAATCTCTACCTCCTCCTTCGCCAACTCACCCTTGACAACCAAAGTGTCCTGGCCAGTCATATATAAAGCGTGACGGTAATCCGCCTCTGAACGGTAAATTGCCAAACTCATTTCGGCAATCCCCAAAAGAGGAGGCCGAGTCGGATCCGATACCAAGCTGTCAGAATTTATGAAGTGAAAAGGAATCTCACCCATCTCACGACCATTGATGCTAGGCGCTCTAGAAATGGCAGATAAAGATACCTGCGAAGAATCGTCACCAAACGTCTCAGTGGTGTATACACCACCCTCTGTTAGGATCATCACCCGATAAGATGTCTCATAGTCCCAACTTAAATCAGGCTGAATCACCATACCCGATTCATCCAACACTACCAACTGGGGCTTACCATCCCGGTCTACATACCAGTTCCTAATACTAGGCGCAGTGTACCAAGCAATACGAGGAGAACCTGTGCTATCAGGATCAACCAAAAGCCCTACACGACCCATCAAAAACTGCTGCGCATTGATCTGACGCAACAATTGCTGCAAAGACTCACCATCCCGTGTCGCAAGATAACGCATACCCTCCAACTCAGGAGGCAACTCAATAACGGCAGGCTTACGGTGCATAATGCCCACAAAGCCCTCTACAGCCAATGAAACTAACTCAGGAAAACGCGCACGCAATTTATAAGAGCCATACGCCCGGTCGCCCACAGTATTAGGATTCAAATGACCAGTGATCGGATTACCTCCCCTGTTCAACTGACCGTCTGTCGCAGGAAGATAAGTGGTACGCTTCGCCTTAATTACACGCTCGCCCTCAAAACAGTCGTTTAGAAGCCCCCAGTCTGTTAAGTACTTAGTGTAAAGTGGATGTACCGCCGTTAAATCAGCCACCTATAACATCTCCTTGGGTAATGGGCACCCTGCCGCGTATCCTGTAACGAGCCTCATCAGCAATGTGATCCTCAATGTTATCTGTTGGGATATCGTCTAACTTCCGCTCATCCCGTGGAAGAAGAGGCACCGTACGTATAAAATCTACACACTGCTCACAGATGAAAAGACCGGGGCGCTCTCTTGGTAATTTAGACTTATTAAGAGCGCCTGATAAATATTTTCTCATCTGCTGCCAACCAATTACCCTACTTCCTGGCCGCTTATCGGACTTCGTCCAAGAAACACCCCGCATACGCTTGCCATTTACCATTACACTAGCCCGCATGTCAGAAGCTACACAATTTCCGTTCTCTACAGAGTTAATCGAGTTGTCAGCAGGCCCTGGCTTGATTATCTCATTTATACCCCAATCAACCTGGCGCTGTACAATACCCTGAGCAATGTCCTCCGCTAACATACATAGCCCCTTAGGCTTATCTGCGTCACCATTCCACACATACCACTCAGCAATTCGGAATAAATCCCCCCTCACTGTGTGAACTGTCGTACCATCAGGATAAACTAACTCAGTTCCATCAGACTCTGCCCAAAAACCTACACTCGCCGGAGAAGAAGAACCCCAGTCAAAAGACCGATCCACCCTCCAAGAATGAGGAATACAACCAATTATGTTCGGTACAACGTGAGTACCACTGTCCCAAATGTCATCAAACATACCACCAGAAGTGATGTCCCAACTACCATCTATCCAAGCAGCCCGCTCACTCTCGTTCTGACACGCACCACGAAGATTCTTTACATAATCAGGGTCCGAATATAAAAGAACCTTGTTCTCCGACAACTTGGAATTGATCGCTACCCTAGGCTTCTCACCCTCAGTAGTTACTATCTTACCTATCCGCCTACCAGAGCCTACAGGCAACTGAAACCTCTTCTTAACCCAAGTATGACCATAACCATTCGGGTTTGTCGTACTCCGAATCTTACGAGGCATACCAGGAGCAGTACCACGACACAAAGAAAGCATTCTCTGATATAATACCGGAGTAGCCCACGTCGTAAGCTCCTCAAAACCTATCCAAGGATAACTGTTACCAGACATCCAAGGCGTCTTGCTGCCATCCTGCTGCGCAATAAACCTGTGAAATACAGGAATACCTAAACAAAACACCTCACCTACATAATGATCGTAACGAACAAGCGAAGAATTAAACACTACCCGACGCATGTCACCCAATACAATCTCATCACCCGTCACAAACTCGCAAAAAGGCTTGCGGCGTATCTTCGCAGACTCCCGATCCCAGTAACACACGTCGTGATCAGGTGTACACCGGATATAAGTCTCATCAGACTCATACTCCAACAAATAACCGTCAAATTCATCCACAGTCGTGTACTGAACAGGAAGGGTAATCGAATGATAAGGACTGTAAGGAAGACGTATCCAATCAAAAGGACGAATCTTCTGAATCAACTTCCAACTCCCGTCAGACATCAATACCCTTGACCCAGGAGGAAGACAATGACCATGATACTTGTCGTAATCCTTACGGTCCTTTAACTGACGAAAACGTAAAGACTCACCAGTAGGCCACTTCCATGTGTAATTCCCCACATTGAAATGAGGACGGTTACCCACAGGTAACTGATTGAACCAACGCAAAGACTTACTAACTACATCGTCAAGAGCAGGATAAGACTGACGAAATAAAATGCCAGACCACGCATCACCAAAACCACGCGCTTCATTAGAATTAGGTGTCGTCTTTGAACCCGTGTGCTGAAGAAAATCCATCAACAACGTGTCAGTCTTACCAGTGCCACGAGGACCACAAAGCAACGTCTCAAATATCGGGGAAGTTAAAAAATCAACCTGACTCCCCTCCTGAGGTGCCCATAACAAAGCCCTCCCACCACTATGAGGCACCAAGCCCCCATCAACATCAAGCCACTCGATATCCACACAACACCAATAACATTAGTTTACAAAACTCACCCAAAAATACCGACTGAACACCCATAAAAAACAAAAACGGGCCGTCCAGCTTGCCACCAACATACCACAACGCAGCAATATAACAAACCCAAATCAGAAAATAAACAATCACACTAGGTAAATGCCAGGAAAAAGACGCACAACCAATACACGACCACTAGGAGAAACCCTCGATATCACATAAGGACTACGACGCCAAACAGGCCACTCCCTACAAGAAACCTCATAAACCCTGTACCCAGTCAAAGCCAAAGATATACACCAAATAAAAACTCGCCGAGACCCCCTTACATAATGACTATTCCGCAAAGGCAAAGTCTCACTAACACAATGTAAACCGTAAAAAATGGAAAATATCAAAAACAAAATAACAAATAAACTAAAAGCAGCTAAACACAAGTCGCCTAAAAAAAGACCCAATAAACAACCCAAACAACCCAACCAAAACACCAACTCAAATAAAATAATAGGCAATAACCTTAACATAAGAAATGCTCCTCCGATAAAGACGCCCCACCAAGCAAACTTAAGTCCCGGCCACTTGAAAAATCAGCAGGAATATAACTGTTACTCGGAATACCAGAACACAATAAACCTAAACGCTGATACGCCTCAGCAACTAACTCACTACAGAAAATACTCGACAAATCCTCTGAACCAGAACGGAAAATGCCGCCAAACGCAGAACGAAATAACTCTAAACGAGAACGCTCGTAACTACAACCCCGTAACTCATTACGCAATTCCATTAAACTACACAAAGAACCTGAACCTAAACCACCATCAATAACTAAATGACGAACCGCAATCCTACCACGATAAGAAGACACACGATCCGAAAAAGGAACTAACTGTACACCACTACGAATAGAACCGGAACAAAGATCAAACAAACCCGATAACGTAGTAGACTCCCACACACATACAAAGTCATACTCAGGTATCCGTAAAACTATACCAACATGACTCCACATAGAGCCACTCGCTAACTTTATACCAGAACTGATTACACCACGACCAGAAAATAACACAATGTCACCAGTAGATAAACGAGGACGAACCTCTAAATACCTACTTAACATTAAACCTAATCCTCAATCCGGCGAATCTGATCCTGTAAGTCCTCCATGTCCCTCGAAAGCATTTGGATGGCATCGCCCAACCCAGCGCATTGCAAAGAATAAGTAACCATGCTGTCGCGCAACGATCGCATTACCTCAATACTTTCCTCCTGGACAGAGTGGCACTGCCTGATACGCTGCTCCGCTACCAAATCGCTGCGCCGCGCGTCAACTTCCATATAGCCCAGAAATACAAACACAAGTATGATGTTAGCCGACCACATTGGGATATTGTTCCTGCTGAGTGTTTCCAAAGTCATCGCAACTACTCATCACCCCAAGAAGATACAGTAGGTAAACCAATTAGACCACTAGTCGTTACCTCAACCTCGTGCTTCTGCTGCATGTCAGGAAGACGCTTCGATAACTCCTTCAACAACATGTCACTGTAAACTACTTCCTTACCCACAACAGCACCCTGATACCAAACGTCACGATCTACACCATCAATCGCACGACGAACCATAGCAGAACGAATACAATCGTTGAAACGAGCATCAGCAGCCCGCTCCTCCTCCGCAAACTCTAAGTCCTCACGACGACGAGTCCCAACAGCAGAAGGAGATAAGCCCAAAACCTCGCACGCCTCAGACTTGTTGCCGGTTGCAGCAACATGGCTCAGGTAAGCATATACTAAATCATCTTTGAACTCATGATATTTCATATAATAATATAGACCCAAGAAAAAGACTCCTAAGATGGATTTTTTAAATTTTTGCGCGAGGGGTGGTCTTTTAGGGGGCCGGGGCGACTCCCATGCACCCCCCTATCCGTTTTCGGACACCCACCATCCGTTTTCGGACACCCCCTGGTCGGCGATCTCGAAGACTTTATAAAGTCTTCAGGATGTAGACTTTATAGCGACTTTATAGCGTCTTGCGATATCCGCGTATCCGCTTTTGCGCATGTCCCCTGGCGATATCCGCGTATCCGCTTTTGCGCATGTCCCCTGGCGATATCCGCGTATCCGCTTTTGCGTGTGCGTGCGCGTGTGCGCGTGTGCGTGCGCGTGTGCGTGTGCGTGCGCGTGTGCGTGTGCGTGTGCGTGCGCGTGTGCGTGTGCGTGTGCGTGCGTGTGTGTGTGTGCGTGTGGGCGCGTGTGCGTGCGCGTGTGCGTGTGCGCGTGTGCGTGCGCGTGTGCGCGTGCGTGTGTGCGCGCGTGCGGGTGAGCGCGCGCGCGCGGGCGCGCGCGTGTGCGCGCGCGT